TATGAATACAAATAAAACGGTACTGTCTATTATAGACAAATTAAAGCCAGCTAAAAAGGCTGTTGAATTATCAATAGTAAACGACATAGATAGTAGTTTTGACTGGCTAGAACAATCTTATTCAGAGGCTAGTTATGGTATAGACTTTATGGCAGAATGGGAACAAAAAATATACGATTTTTCCAGTGAACTTAGTATAGCTGTAGACAATTACGTAATAAACGGGGCAGCTTATAGTTTCCAAGAAGAGGCTCAAAATATGCAAGCAAAAATAGATGAGTTAGAAGTAAAAGCTGACGAGCTAGGAATTATGCCAGAAGACTTAATTTCAAATTACGAAGAGATTAAAGAAATATTAAATAACGCAGACTCAGTAGACACAGAGTTTAGAAACGCTTATAAAGAAGTTTTAAAGGCTTCTAATAACTTGCCTTTAGCAGATTTTAGTTAATAAATTAATAAATAAATAATAAATATGAAACCAACAGAAATGTTATCGCAAATTAAGACTTTGCTAAAAGCTAAAGTAAGTTTAGCACAGCAAACACTAGAAGACGGCGTAACAGTTATAGAAGCCGAGGCTTTTGAAGCTGGGCAAGCTGTATTTATAGTTTCAGACGAAGAGCGTATCGCTTTACCAATCGGAGACTATTTAACTTCGGAAGGTAAAACTATTATCGTATCTGAGGAAGGAATGATTGCAGAAGTAAAAGAGGCAGCAGCCGAAGAGATTGAGGAAATTAAAGAAGAGGAACTCGAGGAAGACATCATTGTAGAAGACGTGCCAGAAGCAGCCGCAGAAGAGGTAGCCGCTATCGTAGAAGCAGTAGTAGAAGTTATCGCTCCAGTAATTGAAGAGGTAAAAGAGCAAATGGAAGAGCTTAAGCAAAAGTTAGCCGATATGGAAGACAAAAAAGAAAAAATGTCTAGCCAAAAACCAGCTAGCAAGCCTATGAAGCACAACCCAGAGACACAGCAAAAAGCAGCGCAAAACCTTTACGCTCAAAGTAACAACAGTAACACAACAAAAGACAGAGTATTCAACAAACTTTTTAACAATTAATAAAATGAAAAAAACAAATTTAAGAGACATTACTGGAAGCGGTAGTGTAGCAACAATCACAACGTCTTACGAAGGACAGTACCTAGGACAGATAATCTCAGCGGCTTTGCTATCTGGAGACACTATCGACAAAGGAGCTATCACAGTTAAGCCAAACGTAGCTTACAAAGAAGTAGTAAAGAAATTAGACACTACAGGAATTATTTCAAACGCAACTTGCGATTTTACAGTAACAGCAGACCAAATTACACTTTCAGAGAGAGTATTAGAGGTAGAGCCGTTCCAAGTAAATTTACAACTTTGTAAGAAAGATTTTTTATCTGACTATTTAGCTTTAGAAATGGGAGCTAGCGCTTACAAGACTTTACCTAATTCTTTTGCTGACTACATTATGGCTCACGTAGCTGCTGAGGTAGCACAAAAAACTGAGCAAAATATCTGGGGTGGTGTAAACGCTACAGCTGGAGAATTTGACGGTTTAACTGTATTAATGACAGCTGACAACAACGTAGTAGACGTGCCAAGCGTAACAGCTACTTCTTTTACATCTGCTAATATTATTGACGAGCTAGGAAAGTTGGTTGACTCAATTCCAGCCGCAGTATACGGTAAGGAAGACCTACATTTATATTTGCCAACGGTAGCTTTTAAGGCTTATGTAAGAGCTTTAGGCGGTTTTGGTAATTCAGGACACGCAGCAGCAGGAGCTAACGGTGTAGACAACAGAGGTTCTTTATGGTATGACAACGGAGGGTTAACTTTCGAAGGTATCAAAGTATTTAAAGCACCAGGAATGCCAGCAGACCATATGGTAGCAGCTGAGAAAAGTAACCTTTTCTTTGGCACAAACCTTCTTAGTGACCTAGGTTCAGCATCAGCTAAACTTTTAGATATGCAAGATTTGGACGGTTCAGACAACGTAAGAATTGTCCTACGTTTTGCGGCAGGAGTTCAATACGGAGTTTCACAGGATATTGCGCTGTATACTTTAGCATAATTAACTAACAATCAAATTAAGGGGTAGGTAAGCCGTTTCGTGCCTACCGCCCCTTTTTTTTTAACTTTTAAAAACATAAACAAATGAGTTGCAATTCACTAAGTATAGGACGTACTTTACCTTGCACTAGCTCAGTCGGAGGCATAAAAGCATTTTACGTATGCTCATATGGTACTCTAGGCGCTTTAAATGTAAGCGGTACGACAGGCGAGTTAGAAAGCATAGCAGGAACGCCGACATTATACAAATACGACGTAGAAGGGTCTAACGGACTAGAGCAGGCTGTAACAGCATCTGCTGAAAACGGTAGCGTATTTTACGAGCAGACATTAACGGTAACGTTAAAGAAACTAGACAAACTTACACAGTTTGAGCTAACAGATTTATTAAAGTCTAGAACCCACGTTTTTGTGGAAGACTATAATTCAAACTACTTCCTTATGGGAGCGACTAACGGAGTACATAGCTCTGGTGGTTCAATCACTACAGGACAAGCCTATGGAGACCTTTCAGGATTCTCAGCTTTGACTTTTACAGCACAGGAAGTTTTACCAGCTTATTTTACAGTTTCTACTGTAGTTACAGCTAACGAGTCAGCATCACAAATTGAGCCAGCATAATAAGGGGTTATATTAGGTATATGCTAAGGCTATGAAGAGGGCGCAGAGATGCGCTCTTTTTTTATGCAAAAAAATAAAATTTTACGTTATATATGTATGAGAGTGTTAAAACCGACTACAAACGAGCAAACGTTTTTTATTATACCTAGAGAGTATGCTATTAGTAATATAATAGAGCTTAGAGACGACCAAACCAATACCACAACGTCTTACACTACGACTATGGTAAAAGAAAACGACTACCTTAAATTTACAGGCGTATTTACTTTATTAGAGGGGCGTTTTTACGACCTAACTTTAACTAGTGTAGCTGGAAGGAAATATAACGCAGATAAAATATTTTGCACAGCTCAAACTATTAATCAAAATAATAACGAAGAGTACAGCATAAATAAAGACCTTTATATAACCAACGACAGCTATAGTAACGACTATATAGTATTATGAAAAAATCAAAAAAGAAAACAACTAGCGGCGTAGTACAAAACTCTGTCCCTAGGTTTATTAATTTAGGAACGTATACAAGCCCAGAAATAGTAGAAGAGCAAAACAACGATTTTGTAAAGTACGGTGCAGATAATAATTACTTTGGGTTTCTAAATGACTTATTTAATGGCTCGCCTACTAACTCGGCGGCTATTAATGGTATAGCGCAGTTAATCGCTGGTCGTGGTGTGGACGCTTTAGACAGCAACCAAAAGCCAAACGAATACGCTACAATGAAAAAACTATTCACAGACGAGTGTTTAAGCCGTTTAGCGATAGATTTAAAACTATTTGGGCAAGCTAGCTTACAAGTTATTTATAATGCAGACCACAGTAAGGTAGTACAAGCTGAACACTACCCAGTAGAAACTTTGCGAGCTGAAAAATGCAGCAGCGAAAGCGGCGACATAGAAGCCTATTACTACTCGCCAGACTGGTCGCAAGTTAAGAACGGCGACGAACTAAAAAGAATACCAGCGTTTGGGTTTTCTAACGAAGACATAGAGATTTTATATATAAAGCCTTATAAATCAGGCTATTACTACTATAGTCCTGTCGATTATCAGGGAGCGACGCAATATATAGAGATGGAGTCAGAAATAAGCAACTTCCATTTAAACTCGCTACTTAATGGTATGGCGCCTAGTATGCTTATGAATATGAACTCAGGCATACCAGACGAAGACACTCAGCGAGAGATAGAAAATAAAATATATCAAAAATACACAGGCACTTCTAATGCTGGTCGTATAATTCTAGCTTTTAACAATAATGCAGACGAGCAGGCGACAGTCGAAACTATACAACTGTCAGACGCACACCAGCAATACCAATTCTTAAGCGAAGAGAGCAGCCAAAAAATTATTATAGGTCATAGAATTACAAGCCCATTACTTTTAGGTATTAACAAATCTACAGGCTTTTCGTCAAATTCAGAAGAATTACGCCAAGCTAGCATACTTTTCGACAATACTGTTATAGCGCCGTTTCAAGACCTTATTTTAAAAGCCTTTGATTCTATACTATCTTACAACGAAATGAGCTTAAAACTATACGTAAAGACCTTACAGCCCTTAGAGTTCGTAGACTTAACAAACGCTAACAGCGCCGAGGAAGTAGAAGAGCAAACAGGGCAAAAGCTATCACTGTCTAGTAAAGAAATAGACGGTAAAACAGCTTACGATACTAAAGAGGAAGCAGAGACTGTAGCTAAGGAAATGGGGTGCGCTGGTTATCACGAACACGAAATAGACGGTAATATTTGGTATATGCCTTGCCAGTCGCATACAGACCTAAGTAAAAAAGACGAGAGACCTAAATTAACAGACGAAATTGCAAAGGCACTATTAGACAGGCTAGAAAACTTAGGCGAAGAGGAAGACCTAGACGACTGGGAGCTTATAGACTCTACACCAGCAAATGAATACGACGACAATATACACAGTGCTTTAAGCCTAGCTAGCGTAGTTTCTAGCACACCAAGTCAGACAAGCGAGCAGGACACTAGTATTTTAAAAGTACGTTATGCTTATATGGGGTCTAACAATCCAGAGCGTGAATTTTGCCAGAAAATGTGGGCAGCTAAGAAAATCTATCGAAAAGAAGACTTAGACAAACAAAGTAGTGATAATTCTGAGCTAAGTCCCTCAGGCTCAAGCACTTACAATATATGGTTATATAAGGGCGGTGTTAACTGTAAACATTACTGGGAGCGACGTACTTACTTAAGAAAAAATAATAAAAAAATTACAGTAACTGAGGCTAGACGTAGAATAAACGAGTTAGACCCTAGCTTACGTAAAGAAGCAGAAATAGAAAAAAACGCACCAGAGGTGGCGCAAATAGCAAAGTCTAGTAACGATTACTGGCGATATAATAACTAAATAAATGGCTACAGCACTTTTTATAAATAGGACTGACCTAGTAAAAAACACTATAATAAACGGCTCGGTAGATACTGACCGCTTTATACAGATAATCAAAATAAGCCAACAGCAGCATTTACAAATATATTGCGGTACGGCTCTTTACGACCAGATTAGCGCAGCTATACTAGCAAACACAGTTACAGCAGACCAGCAGCTACTTCTTAACGACTATTTGCAGCCTATGCTTATTCACTATAGTATGGTAGACTACCTACCATTTTCGAGTTTTGAAATTAAAAATGGTGGTTTATTTAAGCACACTAGTGAAAACGGACAGGCAGCGACAAAAGACGAAGTAGACTTTTTAACACAAAAACACAGAAACTACGCAGAGTTTTACACACGTAGATTTATAGATTATATGAGCTTTAACGCTTCAGAAAAGTTTCCAAAGTATTTTGAAAATAGAGACGAGGATATGTACCCCTCTAAAAGTGCGGCATTTGTTGGCTGGGTCTTATAATGAAAAAAGAGTATAAAATTAAAAAGACAAACGTTAAAAAGCTAGTAAGCTATATACGTATGCAAAAAGAAAAAAAGAAAAATGAGTCTTAGCGATATAAAAATATTTGCATTAAATTTCAGTAGCCTAGCTATAAGTATGACTAACATAGACGTGGTATTAAAATTATCTCTTTTAGTAGTCTCTATAGGCTATACGATGCATAAATGGTATTTATTAAATAAAAACAATAAGTAATGAGTAACCCAATACTAGCATTAATACCAAGCGGATATAAAGGGCAGACTGCCACAGTTCCACAGGTTTACTCTGTTTTACCTAGTGATGGAAGTGGGGATTTTGATTTTGATAGAGCTAACGGACTTGCGACTAGAATAAATAAAGACGGACTAATAGAAGAGGTGGCA